GGAATCTCTGTATGACCAGCCATTGCTATTGGCCACACACCATACGGTAGTTCGCCCTCCGCCAGTACCGCAGATTGGGTACACAGGTAAAAATACCCTTTTGGGTATTCCATACATGGTTTATAATAATGCTCTCTAAGCATAACTTTTTTACTTTCTTCATCGTAACTTGCTTTGTCACCATCGAAAACCAAGTAACTTTCCTCTGTAGTATCTGCTACAGAAATTTTTGCGTCTGGTGTTCTTGCTAAAGATTTTGCTATCTCTTTGGAAACCATTTTTCTAATAATTAAATATGGAGAGTCGTCAAGAGATTGGCTTTCAGGGTCACGCAAAACATTAAAACCTAGAACTCTTTCAAAGACAAAATCTCCTACCATAATGGGCTTACTTTCATCCGTTTGCATTTGGCCCATTTCATCAACAATAGGTTCCCCGTTTTCATCTAGCTGTGGGCCGTACCCTTTTATTTCGCCTTTTGTATCATCCCAAAACACTTTGCAGTAACACTCTCCGATTTGAAAAAAATCCTCTGCCCACCTTGATACTTTCTTCCGCAAAAGACTATGCTTCTTTTGGTAGTCCCATACAGACTTGTGAAGCTCTGCACTTTTTTGATCTTGCATCTCGTCTGAGTTATTTGGGACAATTGTGGTGTTTGGCATTTTTGCTAAAAGTCTTGAAACCTTTCTACCAACAATAGTTGCAACATGGTTCTTTGTAAGCCTAAGTTTTGAAGAGTCCGAAAGACCTTTTTTAGATCTCACCCTATCCCAAAGTTTTGAACCTTTTTTATTATAATGATCTCCACTAACAAGGAGAATATTACTTCTCATCTCAGAAAATTGCTTATCATCACAAGAAACTGCATTTCGATAAAGTATATCAAGCCTTCCAATGTCCAACATAATTAAATTCCTTTGGTATCCAACTCTTTTTCAAACTCATTAATTAAATCAGGATTTGCTAGAATCTCTTCATACATGGCGGGGTCTGACAAGTGTAACATTGCAAGTTCTTCCGCTTTACTATCAATTACAATCTCTTCCTCTAAATCAGACTGAGCTTGTATGATCGACTCTTCCGTAACAATATCCATTTGACTTGGGGTTGAGTCTAGTAAAGCTGGGGTTTCCGATACTTCCTTAAATGATACCTCTAAAGCACCCATTTTGAAAAGCACCACGTTATTGGCCCTACAACTCTCCAAAAGTTTAATAAGCTGTTCCGTTTTTATATTAGTACAGGTCATTATACTCCTCTATTTCATCCTCTATTCTGTCATCCTCAACTTTTATCCCATCATCGTCCACATCTTCTTTTCCAAAGAACATCTCTCTCCGCATGGTAATTTCGTCCCATTTCTCCTCTTTCTGTACCTTCTCTGGCTCTGCGTACATCTTCGCCGCTATAGTATAATCCCACGGGATATCTGTAATAGCGTATCTTGTGGCATCGTACAGGTCGTCATTTGCACTTCTTTTTGCCCTACCTTCCACATCGTTTAGCGTTAGCGTTTGTGCCTCTTGGACGAAGGGGTCTAACTCTTCAATATCAAAAATATCAAACATTTTGAGCTTGAATAACGTGTTCATCGTTGTACGCCCCAATTCCACACCTTTCTCAGCGGGTATAAAGGTTTCCCCTAATCTGGAAGCGTATGTGTGAAAATCTTTACTGGCCCAATCATATTTTTGCTGTACGGGTATAAGATCTCCTCTTTTTTCCCTATAAATTCTTAGAATATCGCTTGCCGCCGTGACCTCTTGAGCGTTTCCTTTCCACCCTCGGAATAATGCCCCCTTCGTAAAATCTGGCTTTACTGCGACAAAAGCAATCCCACCCTTGTGAGATTTCCCACCACCACCGACATCAACACCAGTATATATGTACCAATCCTTTGGGATTTCATACGCTTTCACCACGTTTTTTGATTTCCTAAATTCTGATAGTACAAGGCCATCATCCATCACAAACCGACCATAAACCCGTTTATTTACTTCATTCTCCGTGGCACAAGTCGCTTTTAACTGCTTGATCTTTGCAATCGTCCAAGGAGTATTTGTATCTCCATCCTCATACTCCAAACAATCATACGCCGTTGCCCGTATCTTCTTTGCGTTTACAAAGGCCTCATTCTTTTTTCCTATTCTCTCCATGGCCCGATACCACAAATCTTGGCCAAGAGTAGCAGTAAAAACCATCCCAAAATACCCCTCTACCGCTGCCAATCTAAAACTTAGCTCTTGGTATAGATGCTCTGGAAGCTCCTCATCTGTATCTACCCTGTGAACAGACGCAGATTGCATCACGCTTGCCCCTTTGGAGTATGCGTGGAAATATGACCGAACTCCTGAGTTCCACTGTATATATTGCACTTGTCTTTGCTTATAAACTATATTCCACCCGTACTGTGGGTGGTTCTTCATATCCCCTCTAGGCATGAACTCTGGAACCCATTTTGTCTCGAACTCCGCAGTTGCCACGTTGAGTGAAGGGTATAAATACCAAAATTGCCTTGGAGTGGAGTTCCACCACTTCTTCCACATATTATTTGCAGTGGCCCAGTGTATGTGCTTCTTGATTTGGGTACTACTTTTCCCGATTTGGTTCCCACAAAGAAGAAGAACCATTCTATCTACACTCTCAAAGAACCTTCTACTCCATGTATAATGTTTTTGACTGTATAGGTGTGGAAGTTCCTCTCTGAACTTTTTTTTCCGCTCTAGTTCCCGAATCTTCGCCAGTTTTGCCTCATTAGATATCATCTAAATCCTTTTTCGGAATACCTGTCCTGTTTGCGTTTACTTTCTTCCAATCTCTCTTCTTTTTTACTACCCGTTTCCGCTCATCCTCTCTGACTTGCTGGGTGTCTGTCATATGTGGCATCTCCTCAATTTTTATATCCATCTCCACAAGTTTTGTATTCTCCTTATAGGTATATGGTTTTGAGAGTTTACTAACATCTTCGTCCAATTCAACCTCTAATTCTGCAAGTTTCTTATCTAAATCACTCTCTGTATACTGCGGCAAAGCTGGGTTTGGGGAGGCAATCGTTTGGTGTTTTGACTCAATCTGTAATTTCTGGACTAACGGCCCTCTTACTCTTTGATCGAGAAGGGCAACAGTTTTTATTATAAGGGTAGCAGTTGCGTTATCAAACTCCTCGATCTCTTGAAATTTACTCTTTTGAACAACCCTCATTATAGGTCTTAGATCTTCGTCTGTTTCCCCAGTATCCACTTCCTCATCATAGTAACACTTCACCCACCTTTTATTTACAATCGGAGCTTCTAGAATCTCTCTCATCCGATCAATACCAAAATGTAGAGCTTCCTCCATACTATCTAAATAGCTTGTAGGTGGTTTTAGTATCCATGCAAGATTTTTAACATTCGTAGTCAGTTTATAGAATTGCTCACTACTACATATCCCTTCTAACACCCTCTTTATATCCATCACCTTCATTCGTGATTGTGACCTGTCAAACTCTCTCCAAAAAGCAATACGAATCCTATTCAGAGTAGGCGTTTGTGCGACCTTAAACTTTAGTCTCCACTCATCCATTAACAAAAATTGTCGTAATGCAGGATTACTTATATGTTTTTTTAGTTTCGTATTGGCGATTATATTGACAAGACTTCGTGGGTTACTCTTATCATAGTAACTAATATCAGCACGGTTTAGTGTCTCAGGATTTATTAATACTGTAGGTGTTTCAAATGTCATAATTTCCCCTCTTTAAAAGTTTAACTCTTGACGTACGATACTACAACACTTAAAGTAATTAGGAACACTCCATAGTTTCGTCTATGATTAGGTAAAGTGTAAATACTTCAATGTATCGCACAGTCTACTATCTATTATTTGGTAAATAATTAGGCCACACTTTTTTACAAATTTTCTAAAATGCTGCACCGTCATGAGTAAAAGTATTTCAGAAAATCTGTAAAAAATAAAAGTTTTTTGAAAAAAAAAAAATATATAGATAGTAGAATACTTTTACACATACTTTAAACACTGCATTAAGTAATTGAAATCACATAATTAAAAAACTTTTTGGTAAAGTTTCGCCAAAAATGAGTATGATGCTGTGAATTAAATAATGTATTGAGTTATTTAGTGAACCATTTGATAATCAAATGTTAACAGAAAAATAGTAAGAAAGCAACAAAATTTTATTTTTTAGTTTTCGGCGGAAATTTTGGCCTTCTTTTTTTTCTTTTTTTTCAATTTTGGCCGTTTGAGTCCCTTATTTTTTTCAATTTTTTTTCAAAATTGGCCCTTGGAGCCTTTATTTTTTTTTAATTTTTTTCAATTTTTTTCAATTTTTTTCAATTTTTTTTCAATTTTTTTTCAATTTTTTTTCAATTTTTTTCAATTTTTTCAAAATTGGGGTAGTTGAGCTTCAAACTTAATTTCAATTTCACCCCCTACCCCCTAAACAAAAATAGTTGAATTTGGAATCTACGAACTAAATTAAAATTGTTTATGCGGAATCTCCGAACTAAATAAAATTTATTGGATTGGAATCTACGAACTAAACAAATAATACTCTAGGGTGGGAATTGTTTAGGTATAAATTGGAGTTGTTTAGTGAATAGAATTTGTTTATACGCAGTGTGTAATCTTTACAAGTAGGGTTGACTAAACAAATGTTGTGGAGTTTCAACCGCACCATAAAAACATTACACACTACCATAAAAACATTACACACTACGACAATATCTCTTGACTAAACAATAGATATTTAAATAAAAACACACTAAATAAAAACACACTAGACTATAAATAGTTCACAGTGACACTTTCCCTATAGATATGTCACTGTAAATCTTTCAACCGTACCATATAAATAGTTCACAGTGACACTTTCCCTATAGATATGTCACTCCATAAAAATCCGCCCATACTAGTAGAACTATTTAGGCACCCATATAAACTTTACAATAATACGATTTAATTTCTAACTAAATTTCTATCTATATTATAGTGATACTAACAAAACAAAACAAAACATAGGAGAAAATTTATGTCAGTAATTAAAAGATCATTATTAGAATCAATCGTAAACTACTATCATGCAACGAGTAAAGACGAGACAAGGCCACAACTTAATGGAGTCAACCTATCATATATAAATGATACTACTATAATGATAAAAGCAGTGGATGGTTATATGTTATTAGAGTCAACTCATACCGTAGAAAACTTAAAAGAGTTTAATTCATGTTTACTCTATAACGAGTATATAAAAATAATAGATAAAACAGTATTAAAAAACACTCAATTTAAAGATAAACAAACTTTTAACATTGAAATA